ATCGCCATCGCTGTGGCAAAGCCTTTAGTGGCTGCCCCTATGTCATCTGCAAGCTCTGATGCACTCCTGCCTTCAACACTTGTTCCGTCAACTCGTAGAAAATCATTGTCTGCAACACTTGCGTTTGCAACCAAAACATTACCATTTGATATACCAGTAGACAATGTTGCTGTTGTTGTTATAGCTACATCGTTAAGTGTCATAGCATCAGCCTCAAGCGTTCCATCTACATCTACATTGCCAGACACATCTAGTGAACCAAACGTACCAACACCAAACACCACGTTGCCTACAGTGCCACTGAACACTTCACTGCTATTTGTAGCATCTGGAACAAATGTAAAAGCTGTAGCACTATCATCGAAACCAAAGAAACCTACTTTAGCTGCTGATCCAGTATGATATCGGAACTCTACACCTCTATCTTTATTGTCATCACTTCCTGGTGCAGAGTCTCCTCCAAGTGTTATTATAGGATCATCTACAGTTAAGGTAGAGCTGTTAATCGTAGTAGTTGTGCCATTTACTGTAAGGTCACCTGCAAAGGTAGCATTTGCACCGCTGAAGGTTAAGGCTGTTGTAGGAGTTGACCCTGACTTTACTACAAGTTCACCACTGCTATTTGTTAGGCTACCATATGTAGTACCATCATCTTTTAGCGTTACATCGGCTCCACCTGCATCTAAGGTTATATCCCCTGCTGAATCTAGTGTAATTGTTGACCCTGTTAAAGTTTCTATAACAGGGCTTGTGAGTGTTTTGTTTGTTAATGTTTGTGTGATATCTACAGCGACTAATGCTTGTGCAGAGCCATCGTTACTACCACTGGGTAATAATAAAGTGTTACTAGCACTTGCTGAGTGAGGTTGAGATTTTAAAGTTTGACCATGTGAATTATTCTGGCAATTTAATATTATCTTACCTTGATTCTCCGACCCTGTGTTGTTGCCTTTTACAACAAGACCTCCAGTACCATGAGGAGCCACTTCTATATTAGCATTCCCAGAAGCTGATATTATATCGTTGCCATTTACATCTAGATTGCCCCCTAACTGAGGACTCGTGTCGTTTACTACATCAACACCTGTAAGACTTGCGCCACTCCCACTAAAAGCAGTGGCTGTTACTGTACCTCCTATGGCCACATTATTACTGCCATCTTCAACAACAATCTTACTGGCAGGAACTGTTATGAATACTTCTTTAGTGCCTACACCAAGATCTACTTTGTTCCCGCTATTTGAACTAGCAAAGATAGTACCTCGTGCTAACGTGTTAGAGGAATATGTACCAAGCCCGACTTCAAACGTATTATTAGTGTTATCTACAATCGCATAATAAGTAGTATCTGAATTAGATAAATTAGCAGAAAATCTTTCAAAGTTGGTTACCGCGGCATCTAGGGTAAGTGTCCCTGTCCCTGTGGTTACAGTCGATTCTTTTACTCTATCTTCTATTTTAAATGCCATTAGGCTATCCTTATTAACGCATTACTTGCGTCATTAGTAGGAAAGTTTATCTGAAACGTACCACTTGATGCTGATTTATCCGCCCCAAAATCCAAGACACATACTGCTTTGTCACTGTTTGTATCATTGTATATCAACGCCCCTCTTGCGGTTAAGGTAACCCCAGAAAATATCAGAGGGCTAAACTGCGTTGTGGCTGTTGAAGTGGATTTTAATGAAGGTGCGACGTTAGTTAATGCGCCACCCCCCGCAGAATAGTCTCCAGTATTACTTACCTCGTTAGAAGCCGAACTGCTGTAGGCTGTGACTGTAGCATCCATAGTGCTGCTGCTTCCCCCTAGATTATCGTTGCCTGCCTGAGAGTTCGTATACATGGCAAACTTAAAAGTATTACCACTACCTGTAAAATTATGCACACCTTCTAGTAACTCTTGTTTGAATGAATTACATAATGCGTTGCCTGAAAAAGCCATTATATTCTCCTTATGTGTTCTGCAAGCTTATCGTGTCCTGCATCTTTTATTGCATTATATATTGTCACCCTATCATGCTGTATAGCTTGTTTCATATATTCTAGTATAACACGTTCTAGATGACCACGGAATGCTTGCGCCTGATCTCTTATAGCAGGTGGCGCTGTATCACTTACAGATATAATTTTATCTAAACATAACGCTGTTACCTCTTCAGGAGTTAAACCTCTATTATCAGTGGTTGTTACATCTACACTAAAGTTCTCACCCATTTTTATTGCGTTTGTTAACATTAACTAGCCTCTACCTTATACGTTCCAGATCTGTAGTTATCTGTAACATTTCTACCCTCATATGCGTTTTTAAGCAACGTAATTGATTGTAAGTACAGTTTCTCATAATTCTGTATGACATCTGGTTCTTGCTTTTGAAACCGTACAGCTTCTATCAATGCTCCGTTTAACAAGGCAGAATCAAAGTCATCCCCCAAGAAGGTGTTAGTAGCCGTGACAATAGATGTCGGATAGTGACCATAATAAAGTTCTACGTTGTATGCAGCATCGGGTGTAGGTCCTAGTATAAAAAACCCGTCTGACCACTGTGAATAATGCTTGGGTGTACCTGTTGTAGAAGGATTTGGGTACGCCTCACGCATAAAATTAACGTCTTTATATAGTAGAAAAGAGTATACGTTTCCTGATGTGGTGTATACAGCCATGCTGTAAGGATACAAAAAGTCTGCAGGAAGAGCTAAATATTTGTTGCTTGATGTGGTCGTGGCAGACACATTCTTACGTAACGCAGGTATCTGTACAGTATTGTATATCTTCTGTTCGGCTTGTTGTATAAACATGTTTACCTGTGCATCTGTAAACGTTGTCTCACATATGTCCGCTATATTTGTTTTTAAGTCTGTATAATTCATGTTGCCACCGTTACCGATCCCACACTACTAACCATTTTTAAACTACTACTCTTACTTAATCCATAAATGTTTTGTCCGTCCCCAACAGGATTCCAACCCCACGCATAATTTCTACTTTGTGTGTATCCTGCAAAGTCAGGACGTGGGTTACGTATTGCCTGGGGATCTCGTACAGGAAACATACCTTGTTTATTTTGTGGGTGGTCTGGACTAAAACAGTCTGGACACGCTTTTATATTAGTGTCCCTACCCCTAGTAATTATATTTTTTAGCTCTCTAAGTTTATAACGAAACCCGCAAATGTCACATTCAGCTATTGCTCTTTTGCTAGATGCAAATGCTACAGTCACTAGATCCTCCCTACTCGTGGTACAAACCGTTCAGACACTTTCTCCCTGTCTTCACCCGCTGCAAGGTTGTACTGCTCATCATAATCAGCTTTTAACATCTGTAATCTGCCCGATAGTTCAGGTGTTTTTATAGCTATGTTATACGCCAACCCTGCTACCAGACAAGGTAAAAATCTAAAGTTCATATCTGCTGTTTCTACACCATTCCCTGCATCTTCCATACGTCGTAGTCGCCAGTATACAAAACTGTAAGACTTATCAGGCACAGGCCATAGGTTTATTCGTGGAGCATCACGTAGTCGTTCAACCCATACTTGAATGGGCCTACCACGTATTAACTTGTTAGGGATAGTAGCGAAGGTACTCACACCAATACGACTTATGGTGAGATCAGATTGTGTAGATCCTCCATCACCATACTGACCTCCAGAACCACTGTCACCTGTTCGTATGACTTGATCTAGTAGATCTATAGTATCTGCGGCAAGCGTGTACTGCGCTGTACCTGCGGTGATGGCTTGTGTTGCGCTGTCTATTGTCCAGAGGTTCAAACCTCTGTTTTGCCATTCTATAGTCAGTAAGTTCATGGATCTACGGGCAGTTCTCAGATCATATCCAGAACGCATCTCACGACCTGCACGTTCCCACGCCTCTTCAGCGATCTCCGTGAAGTCCATGTTGAATGCTGTAGTACCCGATGTAGCCATAGTTAGTCCTTACTAGGTGTGTGTAGCACATGTGCAAAGTAATCATCTACCTCTTTTAACAACTCACCTTTTGATTTGCGCCTATCTAGCTCCACACCATGCTCACGCATCATGGCTTCTAGTTCTAACTTTGTCATAGACTTGTAGTCAGGAGAGTCATCAGATACTGCCTCTTCTACAGGTTTTGTAGTTGTGCCTCCCATAGACTTTAGTCTCTCTTCGGCTTCTTCTTTTGTCATCGGATCAAACACAACAGTGGTGTGTGTTCCATCGCTATTATTTTCTGCTATCTGATACACAGGTTCTCCTGTTGCAAATGTACCATTCTGTATAAGTTTCATGTTATCTCCTAAATGTATTGTGTCTTTTTTCTTCTGTTTGCCATTATAGCACCGCATCCTCGCGCGATACTTCGTTTACGTCGAGCAAGCCCCCCGCCTCTTAATTTTATAGACCCACCTTTTTTCTTTTTCTCAGGCTCGGCTAGGTCGGGTCTCCCTTGCTGTATAAAAAATTGCTGTAGACTTATAGTATTTTGAAGCGCATCGTCATCAAAATATTTTTCTCTTAGTTCTTGTTCAGATTTAGCCATGCCTTCTTCTCCTTGCAAGTCCGCCCGTTCGTAATTTTACTGTAGCAGGTTTGGTGTTTTTTACCACAGTTTTACCTTTTGAGCCTTCACGCTTCTTTTTCTTAGCTGTAGTAGCTCGTTGAGATTGACTAAGACTGCTAGCTTTACTACGTGGTAAACACCTATCTGGGTTCTTTTTATCCTTAGATGTACCGCACTTACCTTTTATTTTACCGTCAGTACCGATACGAACCCAGTCTTGTTTTACCCAATCTTTTAAAGCGCCCATTACTTCTTCTTTCTTTTACTACCTTTAGCATAGCTTGGATCTTTACAATACTTAGATGCTGCCATATTAGCGTAGGCGCTTGGGTACGTATCAAATGTACGTTTAGCCCAAGCTTTACCTGATGGGCATATTTTGCCCCCTTTTTTATAGTATCTACGCATCATGTCTTCACACCATTTTCGCTGGTCTTACACCCTTTTGTGCTATACCTGCGCCTCTTACCTTGGCTTTAGACTTCTTCTTGCCGCCTTTAGCACCGCCTTTGACCATCTTACCTTTAGCCATCATCTTCTTGGTCATGCCTCCGCCAGCCATCATCTTCTTCTTGGTCATACCACCACCGTACATCATCTTAAAATCTTCACCAGATATCTTTCCGTCGCTATTCTTATCTAGTTTAGCCTGACCTCCGACAAGTTTACCCTTGGACATCATCTTCTTCTTGACCATTTTACCATTAGCCATCATTTTCTTGGTCTTACCACCAGCCATCATCTTTTTCTTCTTAATCATCTTCTTGCTCCTCGTATAAATTATTAAAAACACGTTTAGTGTCTAGCACGTATTCGTGGTTCTGTTTAGAATGAAAAGTATGTTGATTCGGTCTGAAATCTGGTGCGCCTTCGCCCACCTCAAACCACGCAGGGTGCGTAACCCGAACCCGATTGTTAGGTAACGCTACTATGTTACCTGTATACTCTCCTGCATCTAACAGTTCAAGAACATGACTCTGTTTGTGTTGGGCAGGATCGTCCGCTACTTCACTGTTTGTGTAGTCCACAGTAAAATAGTATTTCGCAGGATAGAACTCTCCGTCTACCTTGGCTATCCAAGGGGCAGGTGTGGCTCTATTCAATACATAAACTGAATGATCGTGAGACATACAATCCCACGGTTGTGCTATATACGGTGGCATCTCTGTGGGCCACTCTTCGTAACTGGTATCAGCAACCAACGCTGTTATAGGCATTCTAGCCCACATGGCTCCACCATGTACGTTTGGCTCATCCGTGTCGTCAGTCTCGCACCCAGTAAATATTACTTGGAAACTTAGACTCCGATTTGGCATTGTTGTTACAGCTATAACCATTACGTGTAAAAATTCTCCTTGATACTCTATAAAATTCTTCGTGTACTCTCGTCTTACCCATGCTTTAAAATACGGTACGTTACTTTGTAAATACGCCATCTTTCTTCTTTCTCTCTTTCTCTGCCTTTTTCTTCCTCTTCTGGGAGAGTTTAGACATTTTGTTTGGTGGGTTTTTGATCTGCTTACCCATTTGTGCGCGAGATATTGTCATCTCATCTTACACTTTCTAACGCCTTTTCTGGCGATACCTACCCCACGAATTTTTTTTGCGGGTTTCTTTTTTACTTTCTTCCCTTCACTGTAAGAATTTGCACCTTTGTATAGAAGACGCGGCTGATCGTATCCAGTTGGTTCCCCCATTTTTATTATTGGATCTACAAACTCTAAATTTTTTTCTAAGTTACGTCTTCTCGCTAACTCTTCTCGTCTACTTCTTTCATCCTCTATCATCCCTATGGGTGTAGCACTTGCTCGTGTATTTCCGTAACCTTCCTTGTATATCTTACCTAGCTCATACAACTCTTTATTTTTCATATCTCCAAACACATCATCTCTTTTAGCCAGTGGAGATTTCATTCCGAGCATAGCTTTCGTACGCTCAAGCAGCTTTTGAGAGTAGGGTCGGTCAGAAGCTGTCACCATTTTAGATTTTCTATCTTTACTTCGCTTACGAACCTCATCCATCTTTTTTTTAGTTTTATCATACTTGGCTTGCCTAGAACCGCCAATCTTGTTATATTTGTCATTACTCATTTAACACCTCCATCTTCTTCTAGCTTGTCTTAACCGACTATTCGGATCTTTAGCCGCTTTAGGAAATTGTTTCATTTGCCCTGCACTTCTAGCGCAATATGACTTTCTTCTAGACGCTCGTTTGCCTGTAGGCTTCTTCTCCGTTACAGCCGTCTTCAACTTAGATCCAGGGTTTTGCCGTCTGTATTTAGCAACACCCTTTGCCGTCATGCCCGCACCAGACTTAGTGGGGCGTTTATCCCCACTTTTTATGGACATACCTTTCATGCCCTTGTCTTTGCGAACCTTACCGCCTCTTTTGTAGTCGTTACGCATAACTAGGCATTATGACAAGAACAAGGTAAGCTTGTTACCACTGCCAGTAAAAGCGTTGATGTAAACGCCATTTTCTGCAAGAATACCGTCAGCTGGAATATTTAAGTGATGCAGACCTGTTGGAAAACTTTGAACCAATATATCTGACCCACCTGAACCATCTTTAATAGTTACGGCTCCAGCTGAGTTAGCAAAAATAACAAGTTGCCTCAACCTTGATCTAGCAGGTCCAATAACTGCGGCAGCATCACCTTGATCGTGGTTGAAGGCTTTTACATCTGATCTAGCCATTTATACCTCCTATTACTGGTCAGCAAAAGCTGGCGCATCTTCAGAGACTACGTTACCCCAAATATAGTAATTTGTGCTGTCTTTAGCTACTATATTTATTTCCATGCTTCCAAAATCAGTTAATGTTAACTTTGAGTTAGAACTACCGTTTGCATACACACTAACATTATCTGCGTTAGTATCTAAATGTTGAACATTCCCTAGGAAAAAATTAGTATTACCAGGAGTGATAATAATCAGATTTTCTGCTTCCTCTGCTGCTCCTGCATAGATAAACTTAAACGTAGCTCCTGCAACTGGTGCTGGCAACGTTATTGTTCTATTGGATGCAAGTGCTGGTACAGCAAGAACTCTCCCACTATGTGTTGCATTATCAAGTGTTTTATCTTCATCACCTAATGCAACTGGTGCGTCACCCATAGTAATAACTTCTGTTATTGTGCCAGTAGATGAATTTTTACTGATTGTTTTAATTGTACTTTCAGACCTAATAGGGCCTGCGAATGTAGTGTTAGCCATGTGAACCTCCTTGTCGTGGCTGAAGTCAATCACACTATGTGATTGTCAAGGTAAGCGTAGTATAGAGTAAAAAAGGGCGACCCGCAAGCCGCCCTTTGATTTTTTCTTAGGCTCCTGGGGAACCAAAGATTCCTAATGGATCAGATACACCGAAAGAGTATCTCTCTCTAGCCTTGTATCTGCTGTTGCCTGTATCAAAGTCAGCATCCATAGACGTAGCCATTGGACTACGTGTAAAGTGCTTAAGACCGTTTGGTACATCCGTTAGTAGGAAGAAAGCATCTGTATCAGTCAGGTAGTGATTGATAGTATAGCCTTCTGGGATAGAACCATTATTGCGTAGTGCATTAAGGTCGTTATCCGCGGTTCCTACTCTACCCTCAGTTTCTAACAATCTTGTTGCCACAAACTGTAGGTTCGGTGGAATCACTAACTTTCGAGGTCTTGCTGCAATGAGAAGTCCTCTTTCATCAGTCCAACCTGCGATCTGAATAACTGCGGCTTCCAAAGAAGTTTCGTTAAGATCGGCAGCGACTGCTGGTTCGTTAGAGTTAGTTCCACCACTCACTAATGGGTGCGCAGTAGAACAAAGCTCCACTCCATCTCCATAAGTAGTACCAGAGTCAAAAGCATTGTTTAGGATAGTTGTTGCTTTTACCTGCTTGGTGTACGCCATTGCGCGAGCCAGTGCCTTTGTATAACGTGCTGACAAAGAGTCATACAAGTTATCTTCGATAGCCTCCTCAGTAATTGCGAAGCCCATCGCCACTGTTTCGTGTGTGTAGCGAGCCGTGAATGCTTCCTGTGCATTGTCATATTCGATGGCAGAACCTTCGTCCTTGACTGGTGCAGCAGAAAAGCCTGATAGTTTAGTTTCTTCTTCAAAAGAACGGTCAGAAGTCTCTGATTCAAAGATTTCCGCGTGTTCTTCCCCGTACTTTGCATACTCTAAACCGAATAGTGCATTAAGACCAGGAAGTAGCTCTTTAAGAAGTTGCGCTCTAGATATTGCCATTGTCTATACCTCCTACAGTCCAACTGGGTTACGATAAGCGTGTCCACCGATGAACACGTTACTACCATTATCAGTATGTGTGCTGTATATGACAAGCACTTCTTGGAAGGTATCGCTACCTGTCGCAGTGGTGTCAACTACATCAATGATTTGAAATGGTAGTGTTGAAGTGGTAGCAACTGAATTGTTGATAGCAAGCTTAGATGCTCCATTAGCAGTAGTTAATGTATTACTAATGATTGAAGCCTTGTTACCAATAACCGTTCTTCCCAATGTTGCCATTGTCGTACCTGAAGAGCAGATAGCTGCTTTAAGTATGATGTCTGGATCATCAACAACAGACGCATGAATATCACTAGCAACGATGCTGCCAGGATATTGATTGTTGAATGTTAGTTGCTTTGTATTAGGGTCAGTATAGGAACAACCCATAAAAACACCTAATGTTCCAGTTGCTGGGAAAGCGGTTGTACTTCCGTCGCGTTCGATAGTTCCGTCGTTTACACGCTTCACTAAGTCGCCTTTTCCGATAGCTGTGCCGTAGTTGCTAGCTATCTTCATTTGCCGAGTAGCACCTGTGTAGGAACGACCACCGATCAAACCAACGGGTACTAGCCCATAAGGGGCAGCGATAGTTGGATAAGCCATAAAAATAGTCTCCTGTTAAAATTAATTGCCTTTGCCAAAAGTGACCTTAGACTTCCGTTCGTTAAATAGCGGCATTCTAGGGTCGTTTTCTCGCATGAGGTTGTTGTCTACTGACTTCATTTGATTATCGGTCTGAGACTTATAGTACGCAGTCCTTTGATCTTTGAGTTCAGTTGGAGCCTTACACAGCATTAGTCCCCCTATTACAATGTTATCTTTGAACCGTTCGTTCTCAATAGTTACCAAAGTAATTTCTGGGTGATCCGTTGCTTTTACTGGTTCCCAACCCTCACGTAATTTGGAGGAAACATTAGTGGCATCGACTTGACCTTGAGTGCTTGTTCGTATCCAACGGTACGTATACCCTGGCTCTGGCGTAGGTGAAGGTAAAACTTCGGGTCGCTGCCAAGCCTTCTTCTGTACTGTCTTCTCACGAGTTTCAAGTTCTCTATTAATTCTGTTCTCAGCCATTATTCTTTCCTCATTTCTTCTGCAACCTTTTGGGCGTATAATTCGATAGGTACTCCTAATCGTTTCGCTATGGCAACCTGTGTTTTATTTAGCTTCACCTTTTTAGGGGCTACGCTTCGCGTTGCGGGTGCAACCACATTAGCCTGTTTTTTCGGCTTTTCAGCCTCTTCGGTCTCTGCAATCTCCTCTTCGAACTTATCTGGGAAGAGCTGCCGCATACGAGTATCTATTGCCTCGTAGTATTCGTCACTCTGCAAATCAACTCCTTGCTTGGCAAGTTTGTTGTGCAAGCCCAGTGCCAGACTTGTCATCTCATCGTCTGTACCGAACCAAGTGTTCTTTTTTGCCCAATCCTGCGCCCGTGGATCTACAGTAGGGGTGGCAGGTTTAGGCTCTTCTTTACTTTTTACCTCATCAGTTTCTTCCTGTAAAGAAGGAACTTTGAAATTATTTAACTTATCAGTCTTTATCTTAGCATTTGTTATACTCTCCTGTGCAGCTATAACAGCGTCTGTGTCCCCTGCATCATAGGCGGTTTTGTATGCGTTTTTAGCCTGTGTAAGTTCTATTTCTGCCGTCTTTTTAGCTTGTTCTATGAGAGCTGTTTGATTCTTGTTAACGCTACCTTTCAGTTTGTTATTCTCATCTCGTATGGATTTTACAAACCGTTCTAGCTCATCACGCTCTCTTAAGGCTGCTTCTTTTGCCCGCCTTTCATCGTGATAACCTTTGCTAAAATGTTGAATACGTTTTCTAACTTTTTCAGAATAATCCTCAAGCTCCTCGTCAGTGACCTCTTCAGGTGGCTCAGAAGGTTTACGATTTCTGTCAGCTTTCGGTGTATCATCGACAACTTCAACTTCAAACTCATCTTTAGGAGTAGCCTTTTTGATTCCTTTATCGTCTGCTCCGTTAACTTTTGGTTCATCTTTCTCTTCTTTCTTACCTGATATATCTATCTCTACAGCACTAGAATCTTCTATATCTATCTGCTGATTTGCCGCGTCTCCATCAGGATCAGGGAATGAGTACTCTACTTTTTCAAATGCCATTTTCTACCTCTTATGCTCTCGTGATACCACGAGGATCTGTTACTACAGCCTCTATAGAATCATCGTTTAATAAACGATACTCTTTTCCAGCTACTTTAAATCGTGTTCCGCTATTGGCTCGAAACATAACAAAATCACCTTGTTTACACCATGCGCCATCAGGAAACCTTTCTTTGTCTCCATACGCACCACTGCCCATATCTACTACAAGCCCCATAATAGACATGATATAATCGTGGTGTACCTCCTTATCTGTTTTCAAGACGCTAGTATTCCCATACGTCTTTTCTATTTCAGGTAAAGCTATAAGCACTCTATATCCCACAGGTCGTGGTAGTTGCTGCTCTAGTTCGTTGTCCGTTAGTTTTACTGCTTCAGTCATCGTCACCTTCCAGTTGTTGCTTCGCAAGGTCTTTTATGTGTAGTACGCTGGACTTTAGACCTCGTATCAGTCCAACGATCTCCCTATAGTTCGGATAGTCTTTTGCCGATCCTGCGTTTAGGAAATTCTGTGCAGAGGTCATTTCTTCCTCGATTTTGTCAATTAGCACGTCATAGACGGTTTTAGCCATTAATTACCTTTCTGTAGTTTAGCGGCTTCTAACATAGCGTCGGCTTTATCCTTCTTTGCCTTTCGCTCTTGTTCAGCCTGTTGCAGGGCTACATCGGCTTTATCTTTCTCAGCCTTACGCTGTACTTCCTGCGCCTTGATTTGAATTTCTGCTTGCTGCATCTGCACTACGGGGTCTTGTGCTTTCTGCTGTGCTTGTTTCTGTGCAGCCTGTTGCATGTGAGACTGTGTTAGTTCTTTACCTGCTTGTGCTACTAATCTTGACAAGTTAACCTCCACTTCTTCTGGCAATTCTTCGTTTGGCGTGGGTAGTTCAACACCAAGTCGCTCCTCTATATCTTTTCGATACTTAAACCCAAGATGTTCAGCTATGTGTGCCTGTAAAGAAGCCATTATCTGCTTTGCTTGGGGGTTCTGCCCTATCATCTGCGCGATCATAGGATCTTGCATAAACGCCATATGTGTTTCGATATGTGCGTCTTGATCCTGATATATAAACGCTCGCATTGGTTTGCCTTGTAGAGCTGCCATATTTTCGCTGATAGGATCTGTCGGTTTCATGTCGTCTTTTATAGGAACTATCTTTTCAGCGTTCTTTACCCCAAGGACTTCTATCATCTGCCTATGTAACTGAGGTAAGTCGTATATCTGTGGTGCAGCCTGTGCCATTTGAAACACAGCTTGGTGCTGCACCACCCTTTGCGCCATCGTGGAGCTGTTCGGGTCTGATACAGGGATGACATCAGTCATGGCATAGTCCGCCTGTCGTGCTGATACCTCACCTCTTTCAGGTTGGTAATCATACTCTAAAGGGGCGTACTCAGCCATTAATCGTTTTAATAATTTAAACTCTTGTTTCATGGCGTAATGCACACGAGCCTGCACAGCTGCCATAGGTTTTAGTGTTCTTTCTAACAAGGCAAGGGTCGTACCTACAGGAGCATTGGCAGACATGTCCGATATGTTCATATCGCTTATAGCCCCTAATCGACGACCTTCGTTAGTTATATCTTTCAACAAAGCCAATAACACTTGGCTAGGTTCTTTGTAGGGCAGGGGCATAATGTTGTCACGTATACTACCCGATGGTACGTCTACGTCTCGGAAAGACCCAGGTTCTATGGGAGTATCATCTCCTTTGATACGCAACCCTCTAGCTTTTAGTCCTCCTGGGAGGTTCGCCAATGTGCCTGCGTCTACAAGCTGACGTATGATTGATGTACCTGCTCGTGCGTATCCACCAATAATATGTATCAGTCCAAGACCGTAAAACCCGAAGCCAGAAGTATATACATAATGCACAAAGTGTTGTCTTTTTAACATCAGAGTATCATCAGGGTTCCAGTTACGTCGTATGGATAATACTTGATACGAACCACGTTCTATAGATACTATATACGGCTTGGCTATGCCTTCAT